CGCACCTGCTTTGGGAGCAGGGGGTCGTGGGTTCGAATCCCGCTACCCCGACGAAAATTTCAAGTTAAGAAAAATTGAATGGTGTTGAGCTGATACAGTTTGTATCGGCTTTTTTCATTGGTGCAAAATAGACTTAATTAGACCCCATTTAGGGGCAAATAAAGGGGATAATTCTTTGAACTATCTTTGAACAGGTTTCTCTATTTGCACCTATTTAGTGGAAATTAAAGCGGTTTCCCATCAATTCACCCCGATTCAAGCTGTTTAATGCGATTTTAAACCTCTAAAAAACATTAAAACAGTATGGCAACATTTAAAGCGATCGTCTTTCAAACTGGAAGACATATAAAACAAGACGGAACATCCAATATAAAAATTAGAATCTATCATAATAGAGAATCTCAGTATATAGCCACCAGCTACTATATCCAACCCGGAAACATGGATGACTCCGGACGAATCCTGCCAAACGTAACAAACGGCGAAATGATAGAGTACGAAATAAATGCGTATATCCAAAAGATCAGGAGAGAATATTTAAAGCTAGGACAAGAAAGAACTCAGTTTATGTCATGCAAGGATTTAAAAGAAGAAATAGAGAAATCCCTAGCTCCTGACGCCGAGTTTATAGACTTTGTAGAGTTCGCCCAAAACATAGTAATTCAGACGAAAAAAAAGAAAACAGCCGAATGGTATAGATCCTCTATCGATACCCTATGTTGGTACACGAAAAGAAAAAAGATAGATATTAAGCTAATTACCTCATTTCTGCTAAATAAGATGATCAAAGACTTATATCACTCCGGGCCCGCCGGCATCCCTTTAGAACCGGGCACAATAAGCCATTACCTTAGAGGACTGAGAGCATTGTACAACAAAGCCAAGCTCTATTACAACAATGAGGACTTTGATATTATAAGAATCCCAGGCGATCCATTCAAAAAGGCTGAGATACCGGAGTACCGGAGGAAACGAAAGAATATAGACATCAACACTCTATTGAAGATTAGGGATTTCCAATCTGACAAGAAACGTACCAATATGGCACGTGATGTCTTTATGATGATGTTCTACATGATGGGAGTCAATATTAACGACCTATATAGTATTTCGTGCGAACGCCGCGGAAGACTGGAGTACATGCGATCTAAAACGAATACGGAGAAGAATCACGAACAGATACCACTTTCCGTCAAGATCGAACCGGAGCTTCGCATCCTGCTTGATAAATACACAGAGGGTTATTTCCTCTCCTACTTTCATACCAACTACTGTAGCTTGAATAATTTCATGCGAGCAATCAATAATGGACTGAAAGACATTTGTATGAACTTAGAACTAGACTTCAAGGTCACCACAAACTGGGCCCGCCACAGCTGGGCCAGCTTGGCAAGAAACAAGGCCGGAGTACCGAAGGCAGACATTGACTTCTGCCTCGGTCATGTAAATAACGACTATAAGATGGCCGATATCTACATTGATATAGATTATAGTATTTGTGATAAGGCAAATCGCGCTGTATTGGATTTATTGCAGAAAAAAGAAGAAAAAAAAGACTGAAACGTTTGCAAATACAAAAACTCTCTATATATTTGCAAACAGAATGGTGTTGAGCTGGATAAAACAATGGTTTTGTCCGGCTTTTATTGCATATATGCTTCAATAGCGCTTATTACTGAAACTCATCTCATTTTTACGTTATGCGCCGCAAAACAATGACGCATGGAAATTACAGTTTCAAAAACAGCTTTATTAGATAAGTTGAAATCAATCGGGCGAATCATACAGCCTAAAAACACATCACCAGCTTATGACAACTTTTTGTTTGTTGTTGATGAATATGGTCTTATTCTAGTGACAGCAGGGGAAGAAGGTGGGCGCATCTCTACAAACGTAGATGGCGCTGCCGACTTCATCAATTATTCTTTCATGGCTAACGCCAAAACATTACTCGACGGATTAAAAGAAATCCCCGAACAACCATTGACTATATCCATCCTTGAAAAGGAATTGATTGTCAAGTACGCTAATGGCAGGTTTTCAATACCACTTGAAAAAGGCGATCAATACCCATCCATGAACACGGATGATACTGCCAGCCCATTTCTCGTTTCTGGCAATGACTTATTATACGGAATAAGACAAGTCTTGATCTGTAGTGCCAATGATGAACTCCGTCCAGTACTAAATGGTGTCTATTTTGATATCGGTTTAGATTCAATGTCATTTGTCGCAACAGATGGTACCCGTCTAGCAATGATTGAAAATCCATCCGCTTATACGCGCAAGGAACGGGCGGCCTTTATCCTGCCAAGCAAGTTTGCTAAAATCCTTTCTAATATTGTTCCGGAAGATTGCATGGAAGTAGAAATATCGGTAAATCAGACTAATATTTTATTTGAGTTTGATTCATACCGGTTAGTCTGCCGTATGATTGAAGGCCGGTACCCTAACTATCGTGCCGTTATCCCTCAAAACCAGCCCAATCGTGCAGTATTAAAGAAAGCCGATATAGTTTCAGCTCTAAAGCGTGTATCTGTCTTCTGTGACAGCAACTCATCTCTGGTGGTACTCAAATTCGATCCCAACTCTCTTAAAATAGCAGCTCATGATTTAGACTTTTCTAAATCTGCAGAAGAAACGATCAGCCTGCAGTCAGGCTGTGATATTGAAATAGGTTTCAAGAGCAGTTTTTTGATAGAGATGGTAAACAGCATTCCTTCGGAAGATATTGCTATCACCATGAGCGATCCGTCGAAAGCCTCAATCTTTACCCGCTGCGATGAAGAAGTTCGTAGTCTTACTTATTTACTAATGCCTTTATCAATCAACTATTAATATGAAAAAACAAAATTCATTCAAACAGACCATTCAATCTTACTTGGATAAGCGGGCAAAGTCTGATGAACTGTTTGCTGTAGCCTATAGAAAGAAGAATAAGAGCATTGATGAGTGTCTTGCCTATATTATGGGCGAGGCTCTCAAAGAAAGTAGTACGATAAGTTCTGGAGTAAAAGGATGCGGGATGGATAATGACATAGTATTCGGAATGGCGGTCCATTACTACGATGAAGATGATATCAAAGTTAATAAGCAAACCAATTATAAGGTATCAGCTGTGAGTGTGAAAAAAGAAGCAGCTACAGAACTTCTGGAAACTAAAAAGCCTGCTTCCTCCCCTAATAAGCGTAAAGGGAAGAAAACAGAAATACCATTAGGGCAATTTTTATTATTTGAAGACCTATGAAACCGAAAACAGAGTTACAAAAGCAGATAGTCAAACTCAGCGGAAAACTCCCCGCATTGACTGAAAAACAAAGAAGATGGGGAATTATGAATGCGATGGACCATGTAGGACTGCGCCTAAAAAAAGGTCTGATAACCTGCACCCACTGTGGGAAAATCTTCTATGACCTCATGAAGTTGGAAGATGGAGAAATGGATATCTGTCCGAATTGTGGCACCCATCTGAAGATTGAGACCACCACCCGTAAATCATGCCGGGATAATGAATACTTTAATATCATCACCACCTGTCATGGCTTTCAGGTCTTTAGGTATTTCTATATCAGAAAAGAGTTCCATTCCGGAAAGGAGGCATCGTATTGTATAAGAGAAGTTGTCCAGAACTGGATGTCTGCCGATGGGAAATTCAAAACAATGGCCCTGCTTGCAAACATGCACTCGTATTATCGCGATGCATGGTGTCTTGGCACTGACCTTGAAATAAGAGCGAACGACAAAGAGGCTTATCACATCGGCTGTGATGCTTGTTATCCTGTACGCCGTTATCTGTCGGCATGGAAAAAATACGGATTCAAAGGAAAGGTGCATAGTATATACGCTCTTGACTTCTTCCGTTTGATCAGCACGGACAGTACTGCTGAAACCCTCCTGAAAGCCGGACAGTATGAATTGCTTAGGATGTTTTGCGCAGGCAAGGATTATGAGATAAAAAGAACATGGCCTACAATCAAAATCTGTATGCGTAACAACTATGTGGTAAAGGATACCTCCATGTGGTTTGACTACCTTGATCTCCTGGGAGATGAAGGCAAGGATCTTCGTAACGCTCACTATGTTTGTCCTGATAATCTGAATTCCGCTCATGACTTTTATATGGAAAGGAAACGCAGAAAAGAAGAAAAGGAACGTCGTCAGCGTGATATGAAACAAATGGAGGCACTGAAAAAATACGAGAAGGAGTATGAGAAGCTCAAATCGAGATTCTTTGATCTAAATATTTCTGATGGTAACATCATCATAGTCCCTTTAAAAAGTCTCGATGAGTTTAGACAGGAAGGTCAAATCATGCATCACTGCGTATTCACGAACAACTATTTCAGAAAAAAAGACTCTTTAATCCTCTCTGCCCGCATCGGTGAAAAACATATTGAAACCATCGAGGTGGATCTGAGTAAGTTTCAGGTAATCCAATCACGTGGTATATGCAACAAGGATACCGAGTATCATGGACGAATTATTGATCTCGTAAAAAAGAATATGAACTTAATACGTCAGAAACTGACGGCATAGCATACAATGACCTATATAGAATATATAAACCAATTTTGGAAGATGAATCGAAGTGTAGAATTTAGCTCGAACGAAGTGTTTTTGTACTTTTACTTATTGAATGAGTGCAATATTCGGGGTTGGCAGAATCCGTTTGAACATCCCAACAAGACTATCGTCCTCGCAACCGGTATATCAGAAAAGACCGTCATTGAAGTTAGGAACAGATTGCAGCAAAAAGGTTTAATAACTTTCGAATCGGGTAAAAAGAATGCAAAATCGCCAGTTTATTACTTACTTGACGTAAGTAAAAAGGTAAGTAAAAAGGTAAGCAAAAGGGTAAGTAAAACGGTTAACATTAAAGATAAGACTAAAGACAATAAGACAATATCTCCCTTACGCGTGGGAGAACTGTTTCCGGCTGATAGTTTTTTCGACAAGTCTTTGGACGATTGTTATACCGAACTTAAATCGAACCGATCATGGGCGGAAACAGTAACAATGAACACTCGTTCTTCTGGAAATCCTGATTTCACGCTAGAAGCCTTTTACGAGTGTTTGAAGCTGTTCTTTATGAAACTGCAAAATGAGGGTGAAACGACAAAATCGCCAAAAGATGCGATGTCGCACTTTGCCCGATGGTTGAAATTTGAACTTAACAACAAAAAAGATGGAAAAAGTAAGAGAACAAATACAAATCCAGAAACAGATGTTGAAGTGCGGACAATCAAGCTATGACCCCATTACATTGAAGAATTCCGCAGCCTTATTCCGTGAGTGTTGTCTATCAGCATGTTCAAAATTCAGTGTTAACGAAAGCAATCGTGAACTGATGAACGAGTTGTTTTTGTATCTTATCAGAGGGTCTAAAAAATTAGATCGCGATAAGGGATTATGGCTATATGGTCCGGTAGGTACTGGCAAATCTACAATATTAAAAATTATACAAACGTATGATAGACGCAGTAATGGGCTAGCCCCAAATGGATATTATCCATCAGGAGGCTTTCCTATAGAATCGGCATCATTTGTGACAAACCAATATTGTCAAAAAGGAATTGATGGAATTTTGAAATATGATGGTTCCAATGGCATGGCTATCGGCCTTGATGAAGTTGGTAGAGAACCAAAAGTTAAGTACTATGGGACAGAAATGGATGTGATACAGTACATACTTCAAATGAGATACGACAACAGAAGAGGTTGTATAACATTCGTAACGACCAATTTACTCCCGGAAGAGATCCATTTAAAATATGGAGAATATATTGCCGATCGAGTTAACGAAATGTTTAATGTTGTGGAAATCGGAGGTAAAAGTCGGAGATAATTGTATCTTTGAGAATTATTATAAAAAAACAAAAAACATGAAAGAAAAAAAACAGCAACAAGAAGATGATAATCAATTTAATATGAACCTTCTTTACGCATCTGAATTAGAAAAAGCAGTATTGGGTACATTAATGACTGACAAAAAGGCTTATGCGTTAATAAGTGATATTCTTTGTCCAGAATCTTTTTATGAACATCGACATCAACTGATATATGCTGCAATTATTGTCCTTGCGGTTAATCAAATGCCGATAGATATTCTAACTGTAAAGGAGCAACTTAGCAAACAAGGTGAATTAGATAAAATTGGAGGAACATCTTATATAATTCACTTGAGCAGCAAAGTAGCATCATCGTCTCAAACGCAGTATCATGCCCGAATCATTGCACAAAAGTATATATCCCGCCAATTACTTGCACTTGCAACAGATATTCGCTTAAAAGTATTCGATGAAACCCAAGATGCAGAAGATTTAATCTCGGAAATCAGAGGAAAGCTAACTGATATATCCTCATTAAATACGGAACATGATTGTATTCAGATTAACCCCGTGATTGATGAAGCCTATAAACTAATTCAGAAGGCAGCTACACGAACTGATGGTTTGAGCGGTTTGGAAAGTGGATTCACTAGATTGGATAAAATGACATCTGGCTGGCAGAATGGTGATTTGATTACTATAGGAGCACGTCCTGCAATGGGAAAAACAGCATTTATTATATCTATGCTAAGAAATATGGCGGTTAACTTCAGGATTCCAGTCGCTTTGTTTTCTCTTGAAATGAATAATGTGCAGTTAGTCAATCGTCTTATCACCAATGTCTGCGAAATTCCGAGTGAAAAAATCAAGAGCGGACAGCTTGCCTGTTATGAGTGGCAACAATTGGATTATAAACTGAAAGATTTGCAGGACGCTCCTCTTTATGTGGATGACTCACCACTTATGAAAATGGATGTTTTGTGCAATAAGGCACATTATTTAGTAAAAGAAAAGGGTGTTAAGTTGATTGCTATTGACTATGTTCAATTGTTATATAATGATGTCAAATATACTGAAAATAGATATTCGGAAATTAATTACTTCACAAGAAGATTAAAATCTTTAGCAAAAGAGTTGAATATTCCTATTATTATTACATCGCAATTAAATCGGGCAATTGAATCTCGTGAGGGAATTGATGCTAAACGTCCACAGTTAATAGATTTACGTGATAGTGGTACATTATGCGATGATTCTGACTTGATTCTTTTTCTACATCGACCAGAATATTATAAAAATTTTCAAGATGATCGAGGAAACGATATGCGAGGTATGGCAGAAATAATCATTGCTAAGCATCGTAACGGTGCAGTAGGTGAAATATTATTGCGATTCAAAGGCGAGTTCTGCCGCTTTTCAAATCTAGAGGAAGACATGTGCATTCCCATGCCTGGTGAACCAATCGGCACGATGTTTGGTTCTTCTTCAATTTCTAAAACTAAAGCGCCATCCTCTAAAGAAAATCAAATTAAAGATGAAGGTCCATTGCCTTTTTAAAATAATCGCTGAATTAATTTTCTTTTCAAGATTTTTTCTATCTTTGCAATAGAATGGTGTTGAGCCGGATTTTGAAGAAAAATCCGGCATTTGTTATTTGTAAGTTACTGAAACACTAAAGAATTCTCTTTGCTATGTCATACTTAATTTTAAAAATTAAATTTATGGCAAGTGAAGCAGTAAATAATTACATAACTAAGCGCTACGAGCGCTGGCTTGATTACTCCTTGTATCATTGTGGGCTTGCAGGTATTCCTGATGAAGCGACAGATGTCCTAAATGAGGTCATTTGTTCGCTCCTCCAAAAGAAAAACAGGTTACTGGACAAACTACTTGAAACAAGAAAAAATGGCTATACAGAGCTTGATTTCTTTGTTTTGAAGATGATAAAGCTGAATGCATCCTCTCCTACTTCACAGTATAGGAGTAGATACAAGCCCCTGCCTGCGGATGATAACGTAGATTACACGAGACTGGATATTGAAGATAGCTCAGATGAACCGGAGGATAGAAATGCTGAGATATTAGAGAAGCTGCATTTAGTAAGAGAGACATTTGAAAGCCTGGACCTTGGTACGGTGGCAGCCCGTGTCTTTGAGTTCCATTTCTTTCAAGACGGTAATTTTTCCGACTGGGAAGGTCCGGAGACATTGAAACAACTATATGAGATTTATAACGGAGTGCAGGAACTTATTAGAAAGAAAATTAATGGAAGTTCATTGTTCTAATTTACAATATTATTACTTTTGGTAAAAAAATAACAAAGACATGGCTACAGAAGAAAATATGATTCCAATAGAACCTTATCTTAAGGACTTTAAACAATATCTTGATGCTAATTCAAGATGTATATTATCAGCAAAATTCGGCGATGGAAAAAGCTACTTCATTAGTAGCTTTATAAAAGAATATTCAGATGAATATCTGTTCATTCCAATATATCCTGTAAATTATCAGGTAATGGACAATAAAGATATCTTTGAACTAATAAAAAGAGATATATTGATTAGGCTACTATCGAATAAAGATATCAACATTAATGAAATAGAGTTAAGTAATGCATCGTTAATTTATTCTTATTTTATGAATAAATCAGAAGACGCAATTTTAGATGTTATAGACTTGATACCCAAAATCAACGTTTACGGAGTGGATATAAGTATAAGTAGTGTTATCAAAAAAATAAAAAACATAAAAGACAAGTTTGATAAATATAAAGAACAATTTAAGTCAGTTGATAAGACATCAGAATTATATATCACCAAATTTGATTCACTAAAAGGATCAATATATGAATTTGATAGTATTTCTCAATTGATACACGATATAATATGCGAATATAGAAAGCTAAATCCTACTAAAAAAGTTGTTTTGATTATAGAAGATCTTGACAGAATAGATCCTGCTCATATTTTTAGAATACTCAATGTTTTCTCTGCTCATTTCGATAGATATGGGGTTGATAAAACATGCGGTGATAACAAATTCTGCTTAGATAAAATAGTCACTGTCTGCGATATTAATAATATCAAGAAGATATATGCCCATGTTTATGGAGATAATACTGATTTTACAGGTTATATAAGCAAATTCTCAAACAGTAAAGAATATATCTATTCTTTAAAGGACAAATTGAAATGGTATATCACTAATATTCTATTGGATAAGGATTTAGAAAAATACCCCCAAATTAGTGACATACTATCAGATATCATTATTTCATCAATGGATGATGGAAAAACTGTAGAAAGCAATTTACGTATAATAAAGGAACGTACAGTTAAAGCTAATTATTTAATAAGAACCCAAAATATAAAATTAAATCAAAGATTTGCAGGAAAATATATAACATCCAGTTCAGACTTTACAAAGTTGTTAGCTTTATTGAAAGCATTTGGAATTGACTTCAACAAAATTAATGTAAATACTGCTTATGATGAACTTGTGAAGATAATAGGTAAATACTGGATTTTAGTTCCTATGTTTGAAAAGAGTATTATTTTTGAAGTTCAAGAAAACAAGATAGAAATTGCGTACTATAGAGAAATTACACGAGGAGTTAAAGATTGTCAATGGTATACTACTGTTTATAATTGTATTGATGATGATCAAATTTTAGATTTTGATATACCGATTTGGAATACAGAAGAAAAAGTTTCATCATTAATCTTTGGTCAGATTAATAATATAGTTGATTATCTTAATAGAATAATTATTATCTAAAAATAAGACTGAGAAGTGTAATAAGAGAAAATAAAGCAGGAGAATCTATATTTTAGAATAAAACCTGCTATGGATAATGGAAATATTAAATATGATCCTCGCAATTATCGTATTCATGGGGAAGAAAACAAAAGGTTAATCAACAAGAGTTTGGTTGAATGTGGTGCCGGTCGATCAATTGTGGTCGACCGGGATGATGTAATCATATCCGGTAATGGTGTATATGAGCAAGCGCAAGCTCTTGAATTAAAAGTCCGCATTATCGAATCAGATGGGAATGAGCTGATTGCAATTAAACGTGTAGATTTAGCTACTGATGATGAAAAAAGAAAGCTTCTCTCTTTTACGGACAATCGTACATCTGATACATCATCATTTGATTTCTCATTACTTGTAGAAGACTTTGAAATAAATCTGCCTGATTGGGGATTACTTAGTGATGAAATTGATTCATTGACAGAAGATGTTGATTCTAAAATACCAGAAGATCTGACATCTCCTCGCCGTAAAGATCCTCCATATATAAAAATTGCATTCACTGACATGAAGCAGGCCGAATTATTTGAAAAAGAAATGAAGCCATTGATAGAGAAATTTGATGGGGCAAGCTATGTCTTTGGAGGTGGGGAATTATGAGACTAGAAAAAGCATCATATCAAGCTTCAAAATATGCATGTTTATATTTTCATTATGCACATGCTGTTCCTCAGGCAAGACTCGGGTACTCCGTTTTCAATTCTGAAGGAGAATGGTGTGGTGTAATCCTTTTTTCGAACGGTGCAAATCAGTTCATAGCCTCCAGTTTCAGCATGGTGCAGGGACAGGTGATGGAACTTGTCAGGGTTGCTCTTAACGGGAAGCAGGAATGTACCTCTCAAGCATTGGCCATGGCACTGAAGCTACTAAAGATAGATGCTCCTGCTGTTAGGCTTGTTGTCAGTTATGCGGATCGTAACCAAGGCCACATCGGAACAATCTATCAAGCGACAAATTGGTATTACTTAGGAGAGTTTGCATCAGAGCGTGGAATCATGTTGAATGGTAAATTGACACACAGGCGTTCAATCAACTCAAAATATGGCACTTCAACCATTGATTGGTTACGTGAGCATGTAGATCCAAAAGCTGAAGTAATCAAAGGAGAAACAAAGATAAAATATGTATTTCCTCTTGATAAAAGATGTATGAAAACGATTAAATCAATGTCTAAACCATATCCAAAGAAAATATCTGTAACTAATGACACAAGCGAAAGATGAATCTGAAAAGAAAAAAAGAGGACGCAAATCAGCATATCAAAAAGAATATGCCAATCAAGCGTTAAAGCTTTGTCTGCTTGGCGCAACAGATAAAGAGCTTGCCGATTTTTTCTCTGTTTCTGAGCAGACCTTGAACAAATGGAAAAAAGACTATCCCGAATTTCTTGAGTCCCTAAAAAAAGGGAAAAATATCGCGGATGCCAATGTGGCATACCGTCTTTATAACCGTGCGATTGGCTATAATTGTAAAGCAACAAAGTTTGCTGCGACAGAGGGAAAAATAACTGATTCAAAAGAATACATTGAGCACTATCCTCCTGATACAACGGCTGCAATATTTTGGTTGAAGAACCGGCAGCCGGAGAAATGGCGTGACAAGAAAGAAGTTGATGCAAATGTGAATCTTGGTGATGAACTGGAAGGATTGAGTGACGAACAGTTACAGGCTATTATTGATGGTAAAGAAGAAAAGTAAAAGAGAAATATTGATTCGTAAGGCGAAAGCTGCTACCATACTCCGCAAACGAATAGCAAAGAAAGACTTTTGGGCATTCTGTTTGTACTATGATCCGAAGTTTTTCTCTAAACGTCTGTTCCTAAAAAAGGTCGCTGAAGCGTTCATGCGTGTGTACAGCTCGTATTCTGCGGGTATAATCTACCGTCTTGCTGTCAGCATGCCACCACGTGCCGGAAAGTCATATATATCTTCTCTTTTCATCGCTTGGATGTATGGACACTTTCCCGAAGAATCTGTAATGCGTAACTGTTGTTCTGACACGTTATACAACAAGCTCTCTTATGATACCCGCGATATTGTCAAATCAAAACGTTATCGTGAGATATTTACTGAGATTCACCTAAAAGGAGATAAACAGAATGTCAAAGGCTGGAATGTAGAAGGCGCTCGACAGGTATCTTATTTCGGTGGTGGTGTTGGTGGAACTGTAATCGGTTTCGGTGCATCTATGCTCGCCATGACCGACGACTTATACAAGAGCTTGGAAGATGCTCTATCTGATAATAACAATGAAAAGGTTTGGTCTTGGAAGCAGGGTACGCACGACTCACGTATAGAAGGAAGTTGTTGCCTCATTGATATTGGTACTCGCTGGTCCTCTAGTGACGTCCTCGGACGTTTAGAAGAAGCCGGTAAGTACAATGAAATCATCCGTATCGCTGCACTAGATGAAAACGATGAAACTTTCTGCGCTGACGTACATACAACAGAGTATTATCGGGAACTACGTTCTGAAACGGATGAAAGTATCTGGATGGCCGAGTATATGCAGGAGCCATTCGAAGCCAAAGGTTTGCTATTCCCGAAATCATCTCTTATACGCTTCAAGAGTGTTGATATTGCAGGAAAGAAACCTGATGGTGTACTTGGCGCTTGCGATACAGCTGATAAGGGCGATGATGATTTCTGTGCACCATTTGCAAAGGTGTTCGGCCCGAAATACTTCATCACGGATGTTCTTTTCACAAAAGATCCTGTAGAAGTTACAGAACCACGCCTGGCACAAATGGTTATCGATACTGAATGTGACCAAATGCGTATAGAATCAAACAACGGAGGGCGTATATTTGCAATCCATGTACGTAAAATGGTTACAGCAGAAAAGAAAACCTGTGCAATACAGGCTCGTCCTACTACACAACATAAACCAACACGTATTATCATGAAAGCCGGCTGGATAAAGAAACATTGTGCCTTTCTCGATGAATCGGAATTTACCAAAGGATCAGACTACGGCCGTTTCATGAAAGCGCTTACCAACTACAAGCGTGAAGGAGATAACGCTCATGACGACGCGCCGGACGGCATGACAATCCTTGCAGAGTTCGCAGAATCGCTTGGTCTAAAATTAAAAACATCGACTCGTAAGGTAGGGCGTGGATAAATCCTGTTTGCCATATATTTTAAGAGAAAAGTATATGCCAGACATTAAGGACATTCTGAAAAATGAAGATTTCGGTAGCATAGTAGGTGATTTATGCGTTGATACCCGTGAAAATCGTAATCCTCGTGAGTATATGGAGGAATACAACGGTGATAGAACACGACGCAAAGAGTCTGTCGGATATCGGGAGCCTAAGAAAATTGCTGTATATTCGGATACAGAGGTTGAAGTTGACTCTGAAACAGGAGAGGAAAAGCCCAAAAGGCTAGAAGACAAGACTGTTGATGTAGCTAAGGTCGTAACTAATCTACCCAAAAAGATTGTTCGCACTTCTGTTGCTTTTTTATTTGGTGGTGAAATGACTATCACAGCAGAAGACTCGAATGACGGATTTAGCGAGTTCAAGAAGGTTTATAAGCGAAAACTCAAGATGCAATCTGTATTGAAAGAGTTCGCTCGCAAGGTGTTGTCTGAAACCAAAGCTGCCATTGTATTCTATCCAATCACCAAGGACGACGGAAAAAGCCAGTTGAAGGTTAAGATTCTCTCTACTCCCAAGGATAGTAATACCGAATGTGAATTCTATCCTCATTTCGACGAGGACGACGATATGGACGGTTTTATATATAAATACAATGCAGAAGTCAATGGCCGTACTTGCGAATGTGTGAAAGTCTATACGAAAAATACTATCTACTCCGGTGTTATGGACGGTGTTTGGCAAGTGAAAAAGATAAAGAATCGTTTTGGCAAGATTCCGGTAGTATATGCTGAGGTCGATTGTCCGGACTGGGAAGATGTCGCTAATTTGATAGACAAGAAGGAGATGAGACTTTCACGCCTATCAGATACTAATGATTACTTTTCTGAACCGATACTGAAAACTTATGGTTTGGCTAATCTTCCAAGCAAGGAAACTGTAGGCAAAGAGTTAAACTTTACTATGGAAGTGGATGCGGATACCGGCACTTCATATCACGGTGATGCTGATTACTTGGCGTGGCAACAGTCTTGTGAATCCGTAACGCTTGAACTTAATCAACTGGATGATGCAATACATTCCGGAGCTTCCAGTCCGGAGCTGTCTATAAATAAGCTAATGGGACTTGGCAACCTTAGCGGCACTTCCCGTCGTTTTATGCTGATTGATGCAGAGATTAAGGCTACTGAACAAATGGAGATATTCGGTCCGGCAGTTCAGCGGACAGTGGCAATAGTTCAAGCAGGAATGGCTAATATTACACATACCAAGTACGCATCACAGCTAGAGGATAACTACATTGAGGTGGATTTTGGTAGCATTCTCCCACAGGACTTGGCTGAAGAACTTAAGAATCTTGAAACAGCATCCCAATTCAATAGCAAGGAGACTATTATAAAGAATTCACCTTATACAGATGATGTGGAAGCGGAACTGAATCGTAAAAAGAATGATGAGAAAGAGACTGCACAGAATAATTCATTAATTGGAGCAACTTTCTAAGCTATGCCCGGACTTTCTTTCTACGACAAACAGCACATACAGAAAGTTGCTGCACAGCAGGCTGTAATAGCCAATATCTTTAATCAGTTTATACTTTCTGTTTCCCCGTATCTGCGTAAATGGTCTGATGCGGGGAAAAACAACGTTTGGCTACGTAATCAGGGAATAGAGAGTGCGGTTGACCGGGAACTGCTGAATCTTGAATCAATGCTATATGCTAATATCTCCGCATTTCAAAAGGACGGTTGGGAACGAGCAGAAAAGAAGAATGATGATTTTATTTCCCAGTTCATCAAGGGAATGTGTATTTCCAGTGCAACGAAAGATGGAATGTTTACCCATAGTCTATCCGCATTTGAAGCTCTAAAGAACGATATAGATGCTAACGGATTCAAATTATCTGATAGAGTTTGGAATATTACACAGCAAACGAAATCGCAACTCGAATTCTATCTTGATAGCGGCGTAGTTGCCGGACGTAATTCAAACGGAATCAGTAGTGATATACGGCAGATTCTTCATAAACCAGACAAGCGCTTTCGTCGGATTCGGAATGAGAAAGGGGAATTGGTTTTATCACAACCGATGAAGGACTATCATCCGGGACAAGGCGTTTATCGTTCTGCATATAAGAACGCTCTCAGAACGTCTGCGACAACTACGAATACAGCTTACCGGAGTGCGGACTACGAACGTTGGAGTAAGCAGGATTTTATACTAGGCATCGAAATACAGCGCTCGGCCAATAATCGTGGACCGTGCAAAATCTGTGATGCAATGGTCGGTAAATATCCGAAAACGTTCAAGTTTACAGGCTTTCATCCTTTTTGCATCTGCTTTGCTACTCCTATCACCATGGAACCGGAAGATTTTGCCGATTTCTTGTTGAATGACACGGTTCCGCAAGGTCAGACTATTACGGATATTCCCCAAACAGCAAAGGATTTTGTTGACGAGAATAAAAACGGATTGCAGTCTGCTTTCTGGTATAAGGATAACTTTAGCAAAGAAGGAGATTTGCAAAAAGAGAGAACTCCTCAGCCTATTACCCCCGAAGTCATAAAAGTATCAAGAACAAAGCGCATCAAGACCGACACTGAGAAAAATTATATTCAAAAGAGATGGAATGAACGAAAACTATATAATAAAATAACCAATACAGAGAACGAAATACGTCTGAATAAAAAGTTTGAAACAGGAGTTATATTCGACAAGGATGGCAATGTTATAATAGATAAACGCGGAGCCAAATATAGTGTTGCGTTTTCGGATGAAGAATGTGCAAAGATGAAAGATTGCATTTTCACGCATAATCATCCTAGAGGATGGGGATATCCTGAAAAGAGTTTAGGACGTATAGGCAGTTCTTTTAGTATAGAAGATATATCACTTGCTGTATTTCATGACTTATCTGAAATGCGAGCTGTAACACCGAACTATACATTTATAATAAAACGTCCAGATGCAGGCTGGGGAGATTATAAAGAAATAGAAAAAATAATAGATAAGGAAAATAAAAAGCTAAGAAGGGAGTTTGGAAATAGGATCAACAATGATACTCTTACTCCAGGGCAGGCAAATATTACGCATTATCACCTTCTTTGGAAAAAGGTAAGTAAATTGCTTGGGTGGGAATATTCAAAGCTTAAGACTCGATAGAATCTTCTTCAAAGATAATTTCCCCTGTTTGGTTGGGTAGGATTTTATTATGACTGTCTTTTCCAGATAAGAGCCCGTCTGGAATTTCTACCGGAAATGCTTTGCAAGTATAATTCTCCCAATCAAAGTGCTTGCATTTAGCACATTGTGAGCTATATAAATTCAAATACTCGTGCCTGTCATTTATTTTAAAGATTCCTTCCATACACAAATGTACTCTTTTAGTTCTAAAATAAAATATAAGGGAAGGAAAAAATTACTTTCCTTATATTTTAAAGGAAAATCGTTATGACAATCATTGATGCTATTAAAAAAGGCTTAAAAGCCGCAGGTGTAAACGAAAAGTACGCTGCTAAGGTGCAGAAACTATTCAAAATCGAAAAGGAAGAAGATATCGACACTTATGTTGCCTTGTTCAAGGACAATATTCTTCCTGACCTTGAAGATACATCAGCAGTAGAAAAAGCGAAAAAGGATGCTATTGCTGAGTACGAGAAGAATAATGGTCTGAAGGACGGTAAACCGGTTAAAAAGACAAAGAAAACGGCAAAATCCGAAGAAGATGATGAGGACGAAGGCAAGGACGAAGATTTCGAAGGCTTGCCTGCTTCTGTTGTTAAGTTGTTGAAAGCCCAGCAGAAACAGATTTCCGAGTTGGCTGCATCTGTCTCTACTGTTGCTACAACAGTCACTACTTCTACGAAGCAGGCATCTGCTAAAGCATTATTTGCAGATTCTAAACTCCCTGCAAAATGGTTCAATCGTATTGACGTCAACGCTGAAACTTCTGTCGAAGAGCAGATTAAAGAGCTTCAAGAAGAATTTGCCGAAATCAAACAATCTGTTATTGATGATGAGGTCGCCGGTGGTGGTTACAAGCCTAATTCCTACAAACCTAAAGAACGTTCAGAGAAAGAATGGCTGGAACTAATGGAGGACGAGGAAGGTGCTAATAACGGGACTGCAAGCCTTGGACTTGAAGAATAATAATTAATAATTAAAAGCTATGTTCAGAAAAAAGCAAAGTGAATTTCAGTATGCTCCTGGTATCGAAAAGATTATCGAGGACATTCAGGGCGGTGGAACCATCGCCCGTGCGGAACTGAAGGGAATCATCGACGAACTTCCTCCGCTGGTAATTGTAGGCAAGGACGCTAACGGCCTTTATCATGTAGTTAAAACCGGAAAAGTTACCGCTGTTGCAGCTGCCGATGCTGTAGCCATTCAAATAGCAAAGAATCATGTGTTTAAAGTTGGGGAAGCTGTTACAATCGGCGGTGCTTTATCCGGGGCCTCTGATGTTATTTCAGCAATTGATAAAACCAATCCGGCTTATGATACAATAACTCTTGATGGAGCTATTGGAGCTGCAAAGGTAGATGACGTATTAATTCTTGCTACTGCTAAAGCTGCAGCCAAAGCTGCTAAGTTCAAGTATACACCGGAAGTTATCACAATGAACAAGGTTGACGTAACAGTTGCTAATCAGCAATCCGGTCTCTTGGTGCGTGGAACTGTTAATGAGGCAGTAATGCCCTACCCTATTGACGACGCTACCAAGGCGTTGCTTTCTTTTATCCGTTTTGTGTAATCCATTAAATTATAATTATATATGGAAAGAAGTTTAATTAAACAAGTGAACCGCAAGAATATGGGTGCCCGCCTTAACTCACGCAAGGTTAAGCCGGTGTTCTTCCCTAATTTCTTCGGTGTAAAACAGAAAAATTCTCTGAAATGGGAAACTCTTACAGGTGAAAAAGGTGCACCGGTTATCGCTGACGTTATTTCATTTGATTCTTCTGCACCACAGAAGAAGCGTGAAGTCATCGGCAAGATGTCAGGTGATATTCCTAAGACTGCTGTAAAACGCGGTATGAATGAAAGTGACTGGAATGAATACCAGCAACTCAGCCGTGATTGTGAAGGTGATTCGGATTTGAAAACCCTCCTTGACCTTGCGTTCAAAGATCAGGATTTTGTATATAATGCTGTTCGCGGTCGTTTTGAATGGTGGTGTATGCAGTTGATGTCCAAAGGTGGATTCGTTCTCAATTCAAGCAATAACAATGGTATTGTTACCGAAGAATTTGTAGGCTGTGGTATGCCTAATGAAAACAAGAAAGTTGCTGCAGTGGATTGGTCTAAGTCTACAACGGCCGACGGTTTGCAGGATATTGAAGATACCGTAGTTGCCGCTTCTGCTGAAGGTGTCACTATCAAATACGTAGTAATGCGTAAAGATAGATTTGCTCTATTGAAGAAGCAGAAGGCTGTTATCGAAAAAGTTAGGGGCTGGATTAATCAGAAAGAAAAGCTGACTATCTCCAAAAAAGTTATCAATGAGTATCTTGCCGCCCAAGAGAATACGGAAGGTGTTCAGATCGTTCTTGTAAGTCCATCCGTTCGTATTGAGAATGCCGCTCATCAACGTACTACAGTAAATCCATGGGAAGCTGCCAATATTTGTTTCTTGGAAGATTTGCAGTGTGGCGACGTTCAGCATGGACCTATTGCAGCAGAGCATTCTGTTGAATACAAGAAGAAAGCTTCCACGCTGAAAAAAGACTTTGTTTTTATCAGCAAGTGGTCTGAGTTGGAACCGTTCAAAGAGTGGACTAAAGCGGAAGCTAACGCAATTCCGGTAATCAATGACCCTGATGCAATGTACATCATGAAAACTGATGGCCAGGCATGGACGGAAGGTGAAGATACTGAAAAAACAGACGAAGAGGGTTATTAATTATCTATTATGGCAACAATCAGAGAAACAATACTAGAATATCCATCTATTGAGGATATGGAAGGCTTCTTGGATAAGGTAGTCTTCATTAAGCGGGGTATCAACCCCGAAGCAGAATGTACTACTGAAAGCATGAAACAGGTCGGTCTTTGTGTCGCTGATATGTATGCCATGATAGTAAACTCACCGGATTTCAGTGAAAATAAGCTTTCTATCACTCATCCCCGTTCTTTCTATATTCAGACTGCAAAGCAGCTGTATATAGAAAACGGGGAGCCGGAGAAGGCGGCTAAACTTGGCAAGCGAATCATTATCAAAGGAAGGGCAGGTAACAGATGGTAAAACGGTATCCACATACGGCGATAGTAACTATGTCTGCTAATGGGCAGCTTGTTGACGGTGAATGGGTTCCGGGAATACCGGTTGAAATATCTGTCTCCGGACGTTATGACCCGGTAAGCGATGGAAGAATCGTTCTCAAGCGTAATTCGGCTGGTGATGAAGCGCAAGTACATGGCTATTTCTATACCAAAATTCAGCCTCAATCAGGTAGTAAGTTTTTGCGTTTGAAAGTCGCTTCCAAAGGTATTGATGTACCGATTATCTGTTGGGAACCTTATCAATCACATTCAATTATTAACGTATGAGAAACGGTATGACTCCCCTATTCACTTATGATGAATTGGAAAAATGGTTTGATCGCTTTCAAAGTAAAGCAGAAGATAAGATGCTTGTATTCCTGCAGGCAGGAGGTGAAAAGTTTATCGAAGTAGCCCGCCGGAGTGGTTCATATAAAGACCAAACTGGCAATCTTCGAAGCTCTATTGGATATATAATAGCCAAAGACGGCGAAGTGGTTACAGAAAACTTTAAGGAGGGTGACAAAGGGACTGATAAGACAACCGGTAAGTACAAAGGTCGCAGGCTTGCAGAAGAAGTCTCACTATCATATACTGGCGGTTATGTGTTGGTTGGTGTTGCAGGAATGGAGTATGCGGCAGCCGTGGAAGCTAAAGGGTATGAGGTTGTTTCAGGAGCTAATACGCAATGTGAGAAGTATCTAAGAGATACATTGAAGTCAATTTTTAGCAAGATTTGATTATGGATGAATTCGACGCTGTAGATATAGTTTATGATGCTGTGGCCGCTGCGGGCACCGATGTTATGATTTACAAGGATAAGTCGGAAGCCGGCTTTACTAATGAACACATCGTTATCAATCATCTGCAATTGAATGAGCTCGACTTCATCAATAAAGTGCCTGTTAATATCAACATCTTTGTTCCTTGGAGTGATGAAAATGGTATGTTAAAACGTCAACGAATGAAAGAATTAAAGCGTAAGGTAAGGAAATCGCTTGATTTAATCAATAGTAATGACGGTGTATGTAAAGAAGTAACAGTCCTCTGGAGCGTTCCAATGCCGGACCTGAAAGAAGGCTTTGCTTGTACAAATATCAGATTAGAAATTTTAATAGATCAATAATTATGGCAGGAGAAGCTAGACCTATCGCTATGGGCGTAGGTGGAATTAAATTTGGAACAGTCGGTGACGGCGTTCCCGGTGCAGATCTCAAAGATTATCCCCTTCCGACCAAAGGAAGCGTTGCATTTAACTTTGCAGATCCAAAGGAAGTGAAGATTGAAGTAGAAGGTAGTGAAGAACCTTTTTATGTTGAACTGGTGAAAGATACGACAGATTATGTCGAGTTCTCCATCCCTACTCCATCAAATGAGGTTCTTAAAGAACTAGCAGGCGGTGAAGTGGATACAACAGGAGGAAAAAATATCTGGAAAAAGCCTCTTAGTACTCCTTCTATCTCTAAAACGTTCCAGTGTGAAACATTACCTAAAGACGGTAAGAAGGTCGTTTATACCATCGTAAATGGCAAGATCGCCTCAAAGATTTCACAGGCTCCCGGATCAGAGCAAGCAGAGTTGTTGCTTGTTCGTGTATATATGCAAGCTGCTGTTACTGCAGACGGTAAGAGACAGACTGCTTTCATGCGCGAAGTAGTTACTATTGCCGGAGGCGGAGAAGCCCCAGCGAATGCTGCGAATGTCGAAGGCGGAGAAGCTGCTCCAAGTGGTGCGAAAAAATAAATAACGGTTCTGTATAGCTCAGTTGGTTAGAGCGCTACATTGATTATGTAGAGACCGGCGGTTCGATTCCGCCTACAGGAACAAACTATTGAAGAATGGAGCTGAAAGTATTGAAGGTTAGTTGCAAATAACCGGAAGTATTACCCGGAAGTACAACGGGCTAGGCTCCTTGATGAAATTATGAGTATAAAGAATTTATTTCAGCAAGAGTCTGAATCCGTTACGGATCAGGCTGTCAAAATTCCATTCGAATTTACTAACCGGGATTCTATTCCTAAAGGAAAGGACCCCGGCAATTGCATAGTTATAAAGCCTGTCACCGTTCGGACATGGTTTCGGATACGCCCTTTCCTTCTTGAAGTCGAGAAAGAAGATCTTGATAAGATGATTGTGAAGGACGGAGAACTCAATGCAGACTTTCCGGAACTGATGAATAAATACGGAGGATTGCTTTTTGACATCGTCTGCCTCGGGATTCACAATAAGCCTAGTGATCCTCCGGAATGGTTCAAGAACGCTCTCGCAGACAATACGACATGGGAGGATATACGGATCCTGTTTAATGCAATTATATATCGCATAGGGTATCACCCTTTTTGCACCTCTATCACGATGCTTCGGAACGTGAGCCCGCTACGAGAGACGGAGATAATAGCCGCTCAGAAGAATTTGCAAAGTTGGAAGGATGCAACCAAAGCAGATTCCTAGTGATTGTAAAAGAAGCTCTAGGATTAACGTTTAATCAGACGTTGGATAGTAGCTATGGATTGATAGAGACATTACTGCAGGAGTACTCATTTGTAATGAGAGAGCGTAATAAGATTACTGATGAAGACGGTAAAGTTGAAGGTAGAGATTATGAATGGGTAGAACTACCCTCTTTTGATGATCCTAGTAAGACGATCAGGATAAAGAAGTATAACGATATAGCCGGTAAGGTCAAGGGTTAAGGTAATTTGCTGTTGTGTTTATATATTAGGTTAACTGTTTTTTTTATTAAATTGGTTTAGAGTATTGTGGTCCCTTGTATCTGTGAAGATATAGGGGATTTTTTAATATCCCCTTTTTATCTCAGCATCTACGCTATCCATCATCTTTGTTATTTCGACATTATCCCTTTCCAAATTTTGGATAATACGGGATTGGTAAGTGATCATCCCTTCAATTCTTCCTTTTTTGAGTCCGAGGCTTAGGCCTCTTTGAAAAGCTTCCTGTAATTCTTTCTTTCGGAGAACGCTATTCACTCCGTTTTTTCTTTCATTTTCCTTGGTCATGGTGCTAATGAATGTTTGGTTTATATATTATAAGAAAAGGCTATCTTTCCCCTTTTATTCCGACCAAGGAACATAATCTTTACACAACATGTTGGGACTATGTAGCAAAGGGAATTGATAGCCTATCTTTTGATTTGCAGGCTTATCAACTCCCCAACATGTTAATATAAAAATTGTTCCTTGGTCGAAGAACATTGCAAAGATGCTTATTCTTCTCGAAATAGCCAAATTTTAGCTTCTCTTTATATTTTAAGAATAAATGCTATGGGTATTCAAAATAAAGACGGAGCGTTGTATTTCGCTACAGGAATAGATAACTCGGGGTTATATTCAGGACGTCAGGAGGCAATGGGGATCATCAAGGCGATGGCCGGTGAGATCACTTCTTTTGATGTTTTCGGAGGGATTGGTATTAGTGCGGGCATTGCATTTGCCCAGGCCGCCAAAGGTGCATACGACTTTGAAAAGCAGTTCCAGCAAAGTATGAAAGAAGTTGCTACCCTTTCAAGCGGAATAAAGGGCAGTCTAACCGATTATATGAATCAAGTCGTAGAACTGACCCGCGAGGTTCCAGTACTTGCGAATGATGCGGCTAAAGCATTGTATCAGATTGTATCTGCCGGCCATGATGGTGCGGATGGTATGAAGGTTCTGGAAGTATCGGCTAAAGCTGCTATCGGTGGAGTTACCGATACGGCTACGGCAGCAGACGGTATCACTACCCTATTGAATGCCTATAAGCTTGATGTTTCAGAAGCTGAGAAAATATCAGATCAACTATTTACTACCGTCCGGCTGGGTAAGACCTCATTTGGAGAGTTAGGCAAAAGTATTGCGCAAGTTGCGCCTGTTGCTGCCGCCTATGGTGTGGAAGTAGATCAGGTCTTAGCCGCTGTTGCTACCCTAACCAAACAAGGTACGCCTACAGCGCAAGCAATGACTCAAATACGTGCTTCCATTATTGCAGTATCCAAGGTGCTTGGTGATGGCGCATTTGATAACAGGACCTATCAAGAGGCGCTAGCAGAAGTTGCTAGACAGGCAGGAGGCTCGGAAGCAGAACTTCGTAGATTAGTTCCAGAAATCGAGGCGGTCAATGCAGTTCTTGGATTGACAGGAATTAACGTCAAAGAGGCTGCCGGACATTTGGAAGAAATGCAAAATGCCACAGGCGCAGCAGAAGCAGCTTTTAAAGAAATGGCTTCTTCTGCTGATAATCAAATGAAGCTACTGGGGAATAACATAACGGCCACCCTTCGCCCGTTAGGACAGGAAATCTTAAAAGAAATATCTGCCGCAGCACAATCTATGAACGAAGCCTTTAAAGATGGCAGTGTTCAAGAGGCATTGAAAGATATAGGTGCCTTAATAGTCGTCGTTACGACTGCCCTTGCAGGATACAAAGGAAGTATTCTTGCTGTAAGTACTGCCAAACAAGTATATGCAACGGTAACAGCAATTGTAAATCGACAGCGTGCTATTGAGGCGGCCAACCTTGTATTAACCAAAGGTATGTATGCCATTGAGGCTACCATGATTGCTAAAAGTACATCTGCCCGTATTTTATTAACAGGAGCAATAAAAGCTCAAACCATTGCACAGTTGAAAAATGTTGCAGCTATGCTAACTAATCCTTATGTATTAGCAGCTGCTGCATTCGCAGGACTTGGATATGCCATTTACAGATGCGCAACTGCGGAAAACGTCTCAGAGAAGGCTATGAGAAAACATAATGCTGCTATGGAAGCACAAAAGAAACATTTTGATGACTTGAAAAATAAAGCAGAAAGCCTTGTCAATGTTATTAAAGATGAAGCAGCTAGCCAATTTGATAAATTAGATGCATATAAACAACTTCAAGCTATAATGCCCAATGTTTTGAAAAACATTGATTTAGAAAAGCTCAAAACAATGGAACTCAACGATATCCTAAAATTATTCAACAAGGATAAAAATGAGCAATATATCATGGGAGTAAAAGTTAGAGCTGTAATGAAACAAGAGGAACTTGATGCAGCTACAACTGAATGGCAAAAAGCAATAAATGAAGCTGAAGAAAACCAAAAGAATGGTATCGAAGATTCTGGATTAAGTATTAGAATTGGTCGATTAGCTAAAAAAAAGAATGAAGCAGCAGAGTCTGCCCGTCTTGCCAAAGAAGAAGTAGACAAAATAAATGAAATTCAAAGAAAAGCAAAAGAAGAACAAAAGAAAGAAGAAGAGAAAGCCAAAATTCAGAATAAGGCTTTTTGGACGAAGCAGAAAGACGATGCTACAAAAGCACTAGATTCAATCGCTTCGGCACAAAAAAAATTGATGGATGCTGGAAATTTCAAAGGGATTGATGCTACTGTCATTACTGCTTACAAAGAAAATATCAAAAAACTAAAAGAAGCAGAGAAAGAATTAAAAGTTTATGATTCATTTTCCAAACAGGATGATAAGGCACAAAAATTACGTGAAGAACAAGAAAAATATAAACTCCTGTTAGAGAAACAAAAGTTTGAACAGGAACGAATAAAAGAAGATTCAGCAAATGAACTCGAACAACTTGAAATAAACAAACTCAAAGAGAGTAGTGAAAAAGTCCTCAGACAAAGGGAGCTTAATCACAAACTAGAATTGCAGGCTATCGAGCGTGAAGCAGAAGACAAGAAACTAAAAGTGATTGAAGATGCTCGCTCTGCTTTTGAAGCTAATCCGGAAAACAAGAAGAAGACTTTTAATACAAGCGCTTTCATCAATTCTGAGTCAACGAAGAAACTGTTTGCCATGTTCGACAACGTTGCAAAGGAAGCCGCTGCGACTGCTGATACAAAGTACAATCGTGGAGATGATCTATCTGATTTGTTGAATCAGTATCAGGACTATACAGATCAACGGCTTGCGATTGAACGAAAGTTCAACGAAGATATTGCTACTCTTCAAGAACAGCGCAAACAGGCAGAAAAGGACGGAAATACAGAACAGGTAGAACAGATTGATCGTTCCATCACCCAAGCTACGAAAGATAAGGGTATGGAACTTATGAATATGGACTATAATAAGCTGAAAGAATCTCCGGAATACGTTCGTGCCTTTGAGAATTTGAAAGAAACATCTTCTGAAACTCTTAATTCTCTTCTTTCTCAACTAGAGAATGCAAAAGGGACAGCAGCTAAGGTATTATCTCCGGACCAACTTCGTGAATATACCAGCACTATTCAATCAATCATGGATGAACTGGATTCACGTAATCCGTTTCAATCATTATCTGACAAGAAGAAGGAACTGGCAGAAGCGGAGGAAGAACTAGCTAAAGCGCAAATTGAGTTAGAGAATGCCCGGACCCAGGCGGAAGCAGTGAAAGCCGGTGCTATGATTGAGAACGGTGTCAAGTCTTCTAAGTATAATCCCAAGACCGGAAAGATCGATTCAACTAAAGCATATCTAACCGAGGCGCAGGCGTTGGATAAGGTGAAGGAGAAAACGGATAACTACAATGAAGCAAAAGACAAAACGACGAAAGCCAGTGCAAAGGTACAAGCAGCTGAAAGAAAGGTAGCAAGTGTTATCGGAGAACTCGGCGACTCATTAAAAGATCTAGGATCGGCTATTGGCGGACAAGCTGGCGAAATCATTAGTATCATTGGCAATATTGGTACATTCGCCATGACGGCGATGAATGGCGTAGAAACGGCATCCACAACAGCATCAACTGCAATCAAAGCGGTTGAAAAAGCATCTGTCATTCTCGCTATCATTGGTGCAGCTATGCAGATAGCAATGAAGATCTTCGACCTATTCGGCAAAGACGATACAACAGAGAAGTATGAGAAAGCTAAAGAAGCTTATGAATCCTATATCAACATTCTTGATAGAGTGATAGAGAAACAACTGAAATTAGCTGAAACTCTTACCGGAGACAATGCGAATGCTGCTTATAATAAAGCTATTGAACTGATAAGACTACAGAATGAGAATGCACGTGTTTTAGGTAAACAATACTTGAACTCTGGTGCATCCGGCAAGTCACATTCAAAGGGATATACTGAAGTGGAAGATATGTCCATGGAGGGGTGGAAGCAAGCGGCAGATACGCTAGGTATGAGCGTCGATGAATTTAAAGACAAAATGGGCGGACGCATGGCCGGTCTGTTTGATTTGACAGATGAACAACTTGCAAAACTTCAAGAAAATGCTGGGATCTTCTGGTCACAACTTGACTCTGACACTCAAAAATTCGCGGATCAGATAGTGGATGGTGTTACCCAGGTTGCAGAGGTTGTCGAGCAGAAGATCACCGATGCTACTCTCATTGATATAGACGGACTTCGTTCAGACTTTCAGGATCTGCTTACAGATATGGATGCCGATAGTGCTGATTTCGCGGATAACTTTGAAGAATACATGAGAAATGCTATTCTAAACTCAATGCTCAAAGAGGATTATATGAGCCGACTAACAGCTTGGAGAGAGAAGTTTTACAAAGCTATGGATGATGGAGTAACCGAAGAAGAATATAATGCTTTAAAAGCGGAAGGTCAGCAGATTTCTGATGACATGAAAGCCAAACGAGATGCGTTGGCTGAAATGTATGGCTGGAACAAAGATGACGATGAGCGTGAAGCATCAAAGAAAGGTTTTGCCTCCATGTCGCAGGACTCTGCAGATAAACTGGATGGTGCATTTGCTGTTATGACTTCTCACACATATTCAATAAACGAAGGAGTCAAGCAAATACAATTGAGTACAGATAAGATCATTGAGAAGCTTGTATACCTATCCAGCATGGACAAGAATATAGGTGAAATGATGAAACATAGCGATCTTGTCATTACTTACCTGTCAGACATAAGTAGTCATACGGCACGCCTTGAAGCTATTGAAAAGGCTATAGAATCTATCAGAATGGGGATTGACACATTGAACACTAAAGGCATAACATTGAAGCGATGATAGGACAATTTTACTTAGACGGAATAGATGCATATACCAGTTTAGGGATATGCGTTACAAAGGGAAGCTACAATAATCTTGTAGCCTTCCCTGCTATCAAAGAACCGGAAAAAAACGACTGGCCGGAAGAGGATGGACAAGAATTTGACCTTTCTAATATTGCCCTAAATACAAGTGATATAAGCATTGAATTTGCGTATATGGGCAGTATGGGTATTGGCGGACTAATTGATAAGCTCTCGGACCTGAGTTATCATGAATTTCGTTTTCCACTTATTGACAGAACATATACTCTACGTTTGTCTTCTCAAAACAGTTATGTTATCAATGCGGGTCTTGAAATTTCTAAGTTCACTCTTACAAATGACTTTCCCCGTGAAGCCAACGATGAGTATCAAGAACCTATTAACGATAGTGACCTCCCATTTCCAAAGGGCTATGAGCTTGACGGTAAAGATCTAACCGACTATGGTGTAGTAGTATTGAAAGGCAGTACAGCAGAGATACTGAAAACTCCTGCGGTAAAGAAGAATCTGCTGCAAAATTTCAAGTACCAGGACGGAGCCATCTACGACGGGAATGCCGTAAAGTTTCAAACTAAAGATGTAGCTATAAAATGCGCAATGCGAGCTAAGACGATCGAAACATTCTGGCGCAATCGTGATGCTCTACTTCATGACTTGACAAAGCTATATTTAAAGACAGATGATGAAGGATATGAGTATTCCGATGCGGAACGTATATTTTATTGTGATGAGTGGAGTGAAAGCTATCCCTGCTATTATAAGAGCTGTCAGACAAACAGTTTTACTCTGAATAACGGTGTATGGTGGGAATTTACCTTGAAGCTCGTATTTACTAGCTTCCGGATTGGAGAAACAGACTTCCTGCTTGCATCCGAAGCGGGTGAGTTTATTATAACAGAGGACGGAGAATTTTATATTGACTTAAATTGAAGAAGCCATGCCATTAAAAAAGAAAAGAATATCAGAGTTGAACGAAGCCAGCGACATGAAAGGCTTCTACACCATCGGTTACCGAATTGTTAGCGGTGTTAAGACCAGCCTTAAATTCGGGCTAGAGAAGATTCAGACAGCCTTAGATAATATGCACAAAGCTACGAGCGATGCCAAAACCGCTACTACCGATATGCGGCAATTAGAGGCTACCGTTGAAGGGAATGAATCAACTCGTGAAACTGCTGAGTCTCGTCGTAACGCTTCCGAGCAATCAAGGCAGACAGCTGAAACGGAACGTTCAAGAGAAGAACAAGCCCGTGAAGCTGCTGAATCAGTGCGCATCACTAATGAGAATGCACGTAAGAGCGCCGAAACTGGACGTTCCTCTGCTGAAACTTCCCGGGCATCCGAAGAAAACAAAAGAACGCAGAATGAAGATGCCCGTAAAACTGCGGAAGGCACTCGCGGATCAAATGAAACGAAGCGTGTAAATGCCGAGACTGCCCGTGTTGAAGCTGAGTCTAAACGCAAAGCTGAGTATGCCGGCATCGTGCAGGAAATGACATCTGCCACAGAAGAAGCTACCGGGCAGATTACTCTTGTCAAGCAATTAACAGATGATGCAAATGCAGCTAAAAGTGCGTCTGTTGAACAGACAGCTCTAGCGAAGAAAGCTACAGACGCGGCTAATACTGCGGCTGGTAGTGTCAATGCTGCAAAAGAAGCTGCTACTACTGCAGCGGCAGGTGCCAATGCTGCTAAAACAGCTTCAGAAGCCCAAACTGCTCTTGCAAAGAAGGCCACTGACGATGCAAATGCAGCTAAAAGTGCATCTGTAACACAGACAGGTTTAGCAAAGAAAGCTACTGATGATGCAAATGCTGCTGCACTGGCTGCTAACAATGCTGTTTCGGGTGTTGACGCTAAAGTGCAGGCAGCGATTGATAAGTTAGTCGCTGGAGCTCCGGACGCTCTTGATACATTGATTGAGTTAGCGAACGCACTTAATAATGATCCGAACTTTGCTGCTACCATGGCAACAGAGTTAGGGAAGAAGCTCAACGTTTCCGATATTGTCAATAACCTGACAAGTGGTGGAACTGGAAAGGTTCTTTCTGCCGAACAAGGGAAGGCTTTGAAAGCTGCTCTGAATGCGCATAATCACGATGCAGTATATGAGAAGATTATTACTAAACTAACTGCCTTCAATAAAAATTTCGGTACGGCTGCCGGAACCGTGTGCGAGGGTAACGATGCCCGCTTAAGTAATGCAAGAACTCCGTTAGCTCACTCACATAAGAAAGCGGATATTAGCGATTTCCCAACTTCAATGCCGGCAAGTGACGTGCCCGCATGGGCAAAGGCTGCCAATAAACCTACCTATACGGCAAGCGAAGTCGGGGCTTCTCCTACTAATCATAACCATGATGCAGATTATCAGCCGCTCGGTGATTATGCCGAAGCATCACATACTCATGATGCTTCTGATATTACTCCTGATTCAACACATAGATTTGTTTCTGACTCTGAAAAAAGCACATGGAATAGCAAGGCTGCAGGGAATCACAATCATTCCGGAGTATATCAACCTGTTGGTAGCTATGCTCCTTCATCACATAGCCATACAGCCAGTGATATAACTCCTGATTCAACACATCGGTTTGTGACAGATTCGGAAAAATCCACTTGGAATAGTAAAGCAGCCGGTAACCACAATCATGACTCGGCTTATCAGCCTAAAGGCAGTTATGCTCCTTCATCACACGGTCATACAGCTAGTGAAATAACTTTGGATGCTACTCATCGTTTTGTTACTGATACCGAAAAGAACACATGGAGTGGTAAAGCCGAAGGGAATCATAACCACGATTCGGTTTATCAAGCGAAAGGTAATTATGCAGCAAGTTCGCATACTCATCTTGCAGCAGATATTGAAGAAAGTACGACAAGAAAATTCATGACGACGGATGAAAAAAACATACTAAGTTCTCTCGGAACCAATTATGCGAAGGCTGACTTCTCAAATGTTATTACAAAGTCACTTGGACAGAATGGGTACTATAAGTTCCCCGACGGCTTAATGATTCAGTGGGGATATTCAAGTACTTCTGGAATAGGTAAAACTGTGTATTTTAATACTACCTTTTATGATAGTAATTACACTGTTCTATTGACTGGGACTAGGAAAGTACATAGTAATTATATATATTCTTTTGATGTATTTAATAAATACGCATCTTATTTTGTTATGGACTCCGTTTATCAAAATGTTGATTCCGATGCCGGAGGTTTTAGTATAGCTTTCTATTGGTTTGCTATTGGTCGTTGGAAGTAAAAGAATTATAACACTGAAATAAATATGAGACACTTTAGTAGAAAATTAGTAACCATAATTGTAGTCATTATTGCGCAAAGTTCTCTCGGAACTACGTATGCAAAAGCAGACTTGTCTAATGCAGCCACTAAATCTTTTGGCTCTTCATCAAGTTATATTAAGTTCAATAATGGTCTATTAATTCAATGGGGGACACGATCAGGCGTTACAGGTTGGACTAACCTGTATCTTCCTATTAGTTTTTATGATATAAACTACACAATTCAAATGACAGGTAACTATGGGAATAAAGCTGAAACAGTAATATATGTCCCAATGCCATTTATAACTAAATATACTTCATATTTCCAGTTCGGAACTCCATATACAACTCTTAATGGAGCTTTTGCTTGGACTACGTGGTCATTTAATTGGTTTGCTATAGGTCGTTGGAAATAAACTAAATTACATATTATGAAATATTGGAAAAATGGATTCTATGACGAGCCGCAAGAAAGCTCGGTAGAAATTACAGAGGAGTATTATCAAGAGTTACTAGCTGGCCAATCTGCCGGATTACTTATCGTTGAAAGCAAAAAAGGATATCCAATATTGGTAGAACCTCAGTATTCACTTGATGATGTAAGGAAAAATAAAGTATCTGAAATACAGATGTTTGACAAGTCTAAAGATGTCAATATATTTATTTTAGATGGAAAGAATATGTGGTTGGATAAAAGTACACGTGTTGGATTATTTAACTCAATTTCAATTGAAAAACAGGCTGGTAAATCAGACACCGTATTGTGGTATGATGCAATAAAGTATATCATTCCGATTCCGGATGCTTTAGCAATGTTGAATGCCTTGGAGTTATATGCATTAAACTGCTACAATGTGACTCAGGAACACATCGCAGCAGTCAGATCGCTACAGTCAATTGAGGAAATCGAAAACTACGATTATAAAGTGGGATATCCAGTAAAACTTAGTTTCTTAGGATAACCTATTCTGAAATCGTAAAATTCAATAGATTCTTTCGTTTCTAACTGATTGATGATATTGATATGCCCTTGTGTGACGTTATAACACGTGAGGGCATACAATTCAAGTTGACATAACATATCAATAGCCTTTTCAATAGGTAGAATAAACAGAGTATCGCCTAACCAGATGTTAGTTTTAGATCGCCCGACCTCCCTTTCAATATTAATAGAGTTCGCAAGACCTACACGGGTACTTTTATTGAACCATCCAAATACTTTGTTTATACTAAATTGATTCACTTCTTCGGATGAATCATACAGTCGTAATTCATCAAGTTTTTGCGCTTTAGCTTCTCTGATAGTGGTTTTACATTCTTGCAAAACAGGAACCCCTGCTTTGCTTTCAACGATAAGTAATCCGGCAGATTGGCCAGCTAGTAACTCTTGATAATACTCCTCTGTAATTTCTACCAAGCCTTCCTGCGGCTCATCGTAGAATCCTTGTTTCCAATATTTCATAATATTTGTTTTTAATTATTTCCACCTCCCTATAGCAAACCAATAAAACGCAGCCGTGTTAGTACCGGCATTAGCTGCTTGCTGATATTTATTATTATATCCAAAATAGCTATTTGAAACAGATGTATAGTTGGCTATCCATGATGAATCATTACCGGTATTTCCATTATTACAAGTCAGATGCAGAGAATAATTAGTGTCATAGAATGAAGTGGAGAAATATATTGTTCCAGAGTAAGATCCACTCGTTTTTTTTCCCCATTGAATCAATAATCCATTTGACAATTTGAGATACCCATTCTGTCCTAAATTTTGATTCTCTAATAAAATAGCATTAGTTCCGAGAGAACTTATTCCAAAAGCCAAGATTTATCCTCACTCCTATCAAACATATTTGAGCTAAAAAATGAATTAAAAATACATACCTGATTATATTTTAGAGTATAATTCTAATCAGATGATATGATAATTTTATATAGTGATAATAAGGAAATAAAGCTCGATGTAAAGGACGAAAGTTACTCTTACGAAGCGATCATGGCGGAAGATACACTTAATTTGTATTTTTCCTATCCGGGATACTTAGAAATACCGGTCGGAACTTGGTGCGACTTTTACGGAAAGCGTTATTCTCTCAAAAAAGATAGTAATTTCAAGAAGAAAGGTGAGCGCAACTTTGAATATACACTTATCCTTGAAACAGCTAAAGCGGATGCTATGATGTGGAAAGTTCGTCACATTGCAGATAACAGCATCAAATTCGCATATACAGCTAAAGCACATGAACACCTACGATTACTCGTCGAGAACCTAAATCGTCGTGATATGGGCTGGAAAGTCGGTGATTGCATAGAGGGAACGGAGAAAGTAATCAATTACAATCACACATATATTCTTGATGCCCTTAATCAACTTGCAGATACGTATGAAACGGAATGGCAGATTACTGGAAAGACGGTTCATCTTCGTAAAGTTGAATATAACAAGAATAATCCTTTGAAGCTGTCTTATGGTAAAGGCCATGGTTTCAAGGTTGGTGTTGGTCGGGAATCCGGAGATATACCGCCCGAAATTGTCCTAGTAGAAACTTCTGATCGAAATATCAACTACTCGACATACGGAGCTAAATATCTGTTACTACCCAAATCTAAGACCCTTCATTATGAAGGTAGAACGTATATAACTGATGCAGACGGAACCTGTGTCATGCGTGCTGACAAGACCTTGGTTACAGGTAAAGAGGATAGTCTAGACTGCACTGCAATCTATCCTTCTCGTGTTGGTACTGTTAGCTCTGTTATCGAGGTTAATAAGGAGAATAACTTCTATGACTTTGTAGATAGCGATATACCTAACGATCTTGATTTTAAGAAATGTCTGATAGCCGGAGAGACCATGACCGTCATCTTCCAAACAGGTATACTGACAGGCAAAGAGTTTGAAGTCAAGTATATCCATGAGCCCATTCTTAAAGAGGATGGAGAAATAGAGAAAGCAGGTAGACGTTTTGAAATAGTTCCACAGGAGATCGACGGTATCACTATGCCGGAACATGATGTTTGGCATCCTAAGACAGGCGATACTTACGCAGTATTTGGCATTCAGTTACCGAACTCATATATCTGTAATGATGAAGAGCAGACAGGTGCGAGCTGGGAAGTATTCAAGGAAGCTGCTAAATATCTCTTTGAGCATGAAGATAAGCAATTCACTTTTACCGGGACCTTGGACGGTATTTGGGCAAAGAAACGTTGGCTAAAGATAGGCGGTAAAATTGTATTAGGCGGTTATGTAAACTTCTCCGATAGCCAATTTCATCCGGAAGGTTCGCTTATTCGTATGATAGGAATCAAGCGTTATGTGAACAATCCCTATTCTCCGGAAATAGAATTATCAAATGATCCAGTTGGTACGTCCGTAACCAGCGAACTAGATAAAATCGAGACAAATGAAGTTGACGTAGATATCAAGTATAAAGATTCTTTGCGATTTACCAAGCGCCGTTTTCGTGATGCAAAGGAAACTATGTCTATGCTTGAAGATGCTTTATTGAACTTCTCCGGATCAATCAACCCCATCACGATACAAACGATGCAGTTACTTGTAGGCGATGAAAGTTTGCAATTCCGTTTTGTTAGATCAAAAGCGGTTCCGGTACAAGTATCGCATAATATCACTTACAACACCAGCACAAAGGTTCTACACTCGCCTGCCGGCATTATCCAACACATGACGCTAGGGATAAAATCAGTATCCTCTGAACATAAACCGGAGGAATACAAATTTTGGGATATGGCTGAATATAATTCTCCGGCGCTTATTGCCCCAGAGAAGAAATATTATCTGTATGCTGTATGCAGCAAGGAGAATCAGACCGGCACATTCCTTCTTAGTGAAACAGCTATCAAAATGGAACAGATAGCAGGATATTATCACCTACTAACCGGCATCCTAAACAGTGAGTATGAAGGTGAGCGCAGCTTCGTTGAGTTGTATGGATTCACAGAAATTCTGCCGGGCCGCGTAACAACAGAACGAATCATCTCACCGGATGGAAAGACGTATTTCGACTTGATAAAAGGAGAAATAGGTGGAAACATTCAAATTAAGGCAGGATCCTCCGGATTAGAAAATTTGGAGGAATGGCTTGAAGTTAGTGATCTGATTGATTCTATTCAGAAGTCTGCAGCTGATGCAAACGATGCTGTTGGAGGTCTGCATGATTATATCGACGGTGCATTTGCTGACGGTATTATTACTGAGGCAGAAGCTAAGGCTATCGAAAAGTACATCAACACTGTAAATAATGCGAAAGCGGCTGTAGAAGCGACATACAATAAACTGTATGTAAATCCTTATCTCTCAGGAACGGCCAAAACCGGGTTGCTCAATGCAAAGGTTACGCTGATGGGAAGCATTGAGAGCCTTATCAAGTCTATCAATGATGCTATTGCGGATGGACAGACAACTGTTGCAGAAAAGAAAGACGTTGATGATAAGTATGTCTTGTTTAATTCTGCGTATGCCGACTTCACCGCCGCCGTAGAAACAGCAAATAAAGCGATACACGATGCCTTGAAAGGTTATTCAGAAGAAGCATTAAGAGAGGCCGCTGCTGCTATGGAAGCAGCCAATGCGGCAGCCAAGAGTGCCAGTGAAGCAAACAATGCAGTATCCAATCTAAATAATTATGTAGATGGTGCATTCGCTGACGGTGTAATATCCGAGGCGGAAGCTAGTGCTATCGAAAAGTACATCAACACTGTAAATAATGCGAAAGCAGCTGTAGAAGCAACATACAACAAACTATATGCAAATACATACTTAACCGGAGTCGCAAAAACAAACCTGCTTAATGCAAAGGTTACGCTGATGGGAAGCATTGAAAGATTGATAAATGCAATAAATACCGCCATTGCAGACAAGCTTACTACTCCAGACGAAAAACAGGCTGTTGATACACAGTTTGCAAGCTTCAACAATGCTTATGCTGACTTTAATACTGCTGTCGAAGAAGCTAATAAGTCCATACAGGACAAGTTAAAGTCTTTCGCCGATGATGCTATGAAAAAAGCACTGGAAGCGTTACAGGATGCGGCGGATGCCGCAAAAGCCGCTGAAAAAGTAAACGGTGATGTTAGTGATTTACATGATTATATCGACGGTGCGTTTGCTGACGGTATTATATCAGAAGCAGAAGCTAAAGCTATTGAGAAATATATCAATACAGTCAAGAACACGAAAGCCTCTGTAGAAGCTACATATAATAAGCTGTATGTAAATACATACTTGGTTGGTGTTGCTAAGACTAACCTACTCAATGCTAAAATCTCTCTCTTTGGGGCTATCGACAATCTCCTCGCAGCAATCAACGTTGCTATTGCTGACGGGCAGACCACTATTGCGGAGAAAAAAAACGTTGATGATAAATTCGCTCTCTTTAACTCAACTTTAGCCAGTTTCAATACAGCCGTCGAAGCAGCTAATCAATCAATACAGGATGCGCTCAAACAGTTCGCCGACGATAACAAGGCAGAATTAGATATACTGAGCGATAGAATATCCGCACAAGTAACACGTGTAGATAGCATTACACAACGTATTGATACAGCCGGATGGATTACCACGGCAGACGGTAACAAGATATACGCTTCTAAGGAGCTGGAAAATGGTAATACGCTTATATCTTATATCAACCAGGCGGGCGGAGCAACAACAATCCATTCATCTAAGATCAATCTGGAAGGTGCTGTTACTATTACTGCGCTTCATAGTGATCTGCAGACAGTGATTAATTCTAAAGTAGACAGAGACGGTTTAGGCGGATTGGCTTTTAAAGATGCCGTTGAAGCTGCGCAGCTCGGTAGTACTATTATCATAGGAGGTTATCTTAATACTGACTTGATTAAAGTACGACGAATTGATGCTGAGGTTGGATTTGTTGGTGGATTTACTATTGAAAAAGGACGTCTTATCTGGACACGTTCCGATTATTTTGGTGGGACATCACGTAGCTTAAAATTAGGATCAGGAACATCTAAAGAGGGCGTTGTTAATGTGATCTTCAATCCCGCTACAGACGGGCGCTTTGGAGTAGCAGCAATCGGAGCAAATGCAGGTGGTAGTGCGGCGATATATGGTTCATCAAAGACAAATCCGACTTATCCATCAAACTATATTTATGCAGGTTTCTTCGATGGTAATGTACATGTGATAGGCGACGTTTCCGCCAAAGGATTTTTCCCTCAAGACAACAGCGGGAATTCAGTTTCAGTCGTTTCGGATGCATGGCTTTATGGACTTAAAAATAATCAGTTAGAAGGTATTGCCTCTAAAGACATGAAGATTCACATTATAAAAGGAATGATTGTAGAATGTTCACAATATTAATTTTGAAAGTATAATTATGAAAGTAAATTTAAACCGAAACTTACTCGATCACAAAGGTCAAGAAGCAGTTGAATTAGTCGATGGTAAGGAGAGGAAGAAATCTCTTCGTGATATGATCTCAGAAGCCTTGTATGCTACCGGCATGAATGCTCAACTAGGTATGGATATGGCTAAAAAATTACGTGCTTATAAAATGCTGCAGCAGATTATCAACAATCGAGGTATGCTTGATATTGAAACAGACGATGCTACTCTCCTAAAGGAGATTTGTGCGGAATTTTTCACCGCTGGCGTTTATGGACAGATTTATGACTTAATAGAAAAAGGAGGTAAAGAATGAATATTAAAGCAACTAACAGTACAGCAGTATCAAAGGTTACTGCAGATATCAAGATCAAGTACAGGATGTCAACTCGCGGCACTGAGGCTGTAAAAGATGTCACAGCTGAAATTTCTAATGATGAAACAGTTGTCGGATTCTTTAATATATCGAAAAACGGGGTGACTGGATTTTCTCTACATGAGGATCACGGGCTGACTCCCGAGGAAGTGAAACAGGTATTCCATACTGCTATTGATGATTGTAGCGAGGTATTGAAATGAAGTATTAATATTTTAGATAAATGATTATGGATTATTTCAAAAACTTACTTATTGGATTGATTACCGGCATAGCTGCTTATCTTAATCCTATTTCTGGGGAGATCAAAAGTCTTATTGCTGTATTTGCCCTCAATTTCATTTGTGGGCTGCTTACTGCACTCCTTATCAATCATGAAAGCTTTTCCTTTAAAAAGGCTTGGAGATGTATTGTAGAAGCAACTATTTTCTTTGCCTTGGTTAGCTTCATCTACTTTATTGGTGAACACAAAGGCAATCCGGAAGGTGCACTACAATGTGTCTCATTTATTACGTACAGTGTTTTTTATTTCTACGGGGTAAATATTCTAAGGAATATCAAAGAAATTCTACCCAACACTAGCAATGGCTATAAGGTAGTAGCTTTCCTGCATTATGTGCTGAGCGTTGAGTTTATAAAAAATATTCCCTATTTAACAAACTATCTACAAAAAGGAGGTGCAAAGTGAAAACTATTGATGCTATTATCATCCATTGCTCAGCAACACGTGCCGGGCAGGATTTAACTGCAAAAGATATTGATCGTATGCACCGGGCGCGCGGATTTAACCAAATCGGATATAACTATGTTATTCGGATTGATGGCACGATAGAAAAAGGGCGATCTTTAACGGTTGACGGGGCGCACTGTAATACGAAAGGTTTTAGCGAATCATCTTACAATAAACATAGTGTCGGTGTTTGCTACATCGGCGGCTTGGATGCAAATGGAAAACCCGTAGATACACGGACGCCATCGCAAAAGGCAACATTGCGGCAACTAGTTGCAGAACTTTGCAAGGAGTATGATATTATCGAGGTTCTCGGACATCGAGATACTTCGCCGGATATAGACGGATCAGGTGAAGTCGAACCGGCAGAATATATCAAAGCGTGCCCCTGTTTTGATGTACGTTCTGAGTTTACCAACTTCTTGCGCAATACAGTCATTCGACCATGAGACGGCTAATATACTTCCTGATCATATTGCTGACGTCAGCAATATGGTTTTCATCCTGTCGGAGTATCCGACATATTCCGATTGAAACAGTAAAGCATGATAGTATCTACATTAGCAAGATACAACATGACAGCATCTATCAGAGAGACAGCATCTACGTTGATCATAAGGGAGATACTGTACTCATCTATAAAGACAGATACCTGTATAAGTACAAGAATCTAATTGATACGATGTATGTAAGTCGAACAGATAGCATACAGGTACCATTCCCAGTCGAACGTGAACTTTCTTGGTGGCAATCTGTTAAGCTACAAGTCGGAGAAATAGCTATAGGCGTAATTATTGGTTTGATCATTATAATTGTCTGGCTACTCCGTAAGAATAGAAAGAAATAACTACTAAAAAATAACACTAAGATTCATAATAAAAAAACGTTGGGTGCCTCTGCTTGTGAAAGTAGGGGCATTTCTTTTGTCCTTTATCTACTATTACTAATGAGAATCTGAAAAGTTCGATAGAATAGAAATAATTTCTCATTTTATATACATCGGTAGAAATAAGTAGTACCTTTGTCCTGGGAATCATCAATTTCCACCCGTGACGACGGGATTTGCCTTGGCTGAATGGTCGAGGCTTTTTTATTTGAAATTTGATGCGACATCTCCCGAAATCATAAATTTAAAAACTTATTTTTGTGACATTATTGGGATGCTTGCATGGAAAATGTTTTTATTTAAACTAAATAA